CAACTACCTCAAAATCAAAATCACCTTCCAAATAGTCACGGTCATATTGAATCCAAACAGGTTCACCATCTTTACCCATAACACGGGCTACTTGCTCGCCAGTCATAAACTGGCGTGCCAAAGCAACCATACGGCGACCACACTCACTGATGGCTTGCTCAATCATAGCCAACTTATCTGCAGTCCTAGCATTGCTTGCATCTTGAACCAACGAGGATTCTGTGGCGGTTCGCCTGATTTCGGATGTTCCGCCACGCTGAATTTCTGACACACCAGAAACACGGTCAATGTCACCAATAATCATTTGTGTTTGGTCATAAAAATCTGACGGATTAATAACAGCAGGAAACGCTGCAACAATGCTAGATAAAGCCTCGTCACTAATGACAGGGACCATCACATTGTCCTCGTCTGACTCTAGGGCTGTACGACCCAAGTTGTCAAACGCAGATTCTTTATACAAATATTTGCGTGAATACTTTTTACGGTGATTCATCATTTGGGTACGGGTTTCATTCAACTCTCTTTGCAAAGGTTCAATGGATTCCAAGTCACCAATAGGGTAAAAGTGGTCTGGGACATCATAATTGCGCAACATAACAAAAGGTTGCCCAAACGAATATGGCATCGGTGTTGGCTTAATCAAAAACTGGTCTGCAGTCTCCGAAAACACCGACATCATCTTTGTAGAAATGTCGTAGTATTCCCAAATTTCTGCGTAACCTTCAGTTTTGTCATAAATCTTTTTCTTACTAGGGTCATCCGAGTATCGTCCAACAGCCATAGTTTGAATTTGGTCACGAGCAACCTTAGAGTACCTTTTATCGTTTTTGACATCTGCCATTGGACGGCGGATACGCTGTGCAATCCATTTGATGTCGTGCATAGATGTTGCGTCAGGGTCAACAAACACATCCATAGGGCTAACCCTTTCAGCAAAAGGGCTATCCTCAACAACCACCGTAATAGGTGTAATTTCGTTACCGTCAATCGGGTCTAGGGCTTCGTGGTCGTTTACTTGTTCTTCTTCAACGAAACGGTAGCCAACTTTAACCCATCCATGACCGCAAGTTAAACTGTCTTTAACGGCACGGCGGAACTCGGTACGGATATCTTTGTAACGCCACCAATAGTTCACTACCGCTTCAGCGATAACAGCGTTAGCGGCGTTTGCTGGATTGGTGGCGTTAACAGAAATTTTTGGGTAGTTAACAGAAATGTTTGGTGCAATAATATTGATGGTTGCAAACGCAATATTGATTGAAAGCCTGTCCTCGGTACGAAAATCTTCGTACTGTAAACCTTTATACATGTCGGTCATTCTGCGCCAAGTTGCATCATAACCGTCATCTTTACGCCAACGCTTAGACGCTTCTAAGCGTTGCTTATAATGCTTCAGGTGGTCGTAACTAGATTTCTTAGCCATTATTGTTGTTTCCCATCATGCCAACCAATATGGTTGTCAATTTTTGTTGCCACCTTATCCACCTTAGAACCAATAACTCTTAACAAAATCCTTGCCTCCGCATGCTGGTCCGTATTCTCTTTCCTAAGTTTCTGTAAAACAACCACCACAGGTCCCGTAATCAAAGCAACCAAAACAGGAACCCATATTTCAGCCACAGTTTATACTCTTTCAATAGTCAAGCCAGCAGCCTTGGCTTCCTCAACCTGTTGTTTTTCACGAAACTTCACACTTGGCTGATTATGCCAATCATCCTGACCCCAAGTAAAACCTAGACGGACATCTTTAACATGGCATGCAAAACATATCTCACCTCTACGGGGGAGTTCATCGGCAGCAAAGGTTTTCTCACATTTTTCGCAATTAAACATCATAATAGTAACAGTTCCGTTCCCAGAAACTAGAAAGGGACCCGTTTCCGAACATTATGTGAACCTATAAACACTTTATTCTCATTTGTTTGACTAAAAAGGTGTTGTTCCCACCATAACAAACTATTTTTAGGTACAGAAACATCACCCCTGTATTCGGGAAGCCAAACATATTTGAGCATCTGCACCGCAATAGCCAAACTAATAGTACGGTCATCGTGCGGGCTGCCAGTAGTCCGACCGTTTTCTTTCCGAACATAAGTTTTTAGTTCTGCAATTGTTTTTATACAAACCAATTGCAAACCGTCATCACGCAAAATAGCACTCAGTTCGTCAATAGCCAACGGCTTGCTAGTTGTCGTGGTACGCCAACCCAACACATCCGTAGTGTCGGCACGGACAGAAGTTAAACGGCGTTGTTTATACAGGTTCTTATAACCATGCTTCTGAGCAGCCTTCAAAGTGGTTAAACCATGATTATTGGATTCAATACCAATCAAACAGTTGTTGTACCACCAACCCAACTCAGCCAAAAGTTCACCAAATAGGTCTGGTTCAATGTGTCCATGCCAATGCGCAGCCACCTGACCAGTAGACGCATCAATAATATGGGCTGAACTATAATCACCATGAGATAAACCTTCAGCAACATCGGCACCAATCGTATAAACACTATCTAGTTCTGGATACAACCAAACTGACAGGTTCCCTTCTGGGGCATGGCGAAACTCGCCATTGCCATCAGCAAACAAATGAAAATATCCTTGGTCGGGTTCAATGGTTTCCAACATGTTTAACATATCTATGTCAAATACGGGGTTTCCTGATTTGATAAACGCTTCTTCAGGGAAGCGTGGATATTCTTGGTGCATTTGCCAAGATTGCATGTTTCTCGCTTTTGCTGTATACCAGTCCTCGTTGCGTTCACCATCAGCGTCCCAAGGGAAAAAGATTCCTTTAAATTGGTTGGTGCCAGTCTGCGAGCCAACCCATAACTGATGAAAAAAGTTGCCACTACCATTAGCGGTGGACAAACCAATAACACGACCACCCACATCCGCAATCGGTTCAATAGATGCCCACGCTTCCTCAGGGTTCGGTAAGAACGCCCACTCGTCCACAATAACTAAATACACGGATTCTCCACGAGCAGGGTCATTACCAGAAGGTAATGACTCAATAGCAGACTCGTTATCAAACATCATTTTAAGTTGATGGTCAGTTGTCTGTTGCGGTCCACGCTCTTTCATCCATTGCGGAATAAACTTGAAACCATACTTACTTTTAGCCAACAACTTCACAGATTCACGCTCGGTACGAGACAACATGACAACAAAACGGTCTGGACGAAAAAACACTAGCCAAAACGAGTATGCGCTAGCCAAAGTAGAAAACCCAATCTGACGAGCCTTCAGAACAATACTGTAGCGTTCGGTCATCCACGCACGCATAGTTTCCATTTGCGCTTCACGCAACTCAAACTGAATACGACCCTTCTCAGGATGTTTAATAGACCAGTAAGTGGAACAAAAATATTGGAACGCAGCCAACTGTTCATCTATGGTGGCATTTTCAGGTCCACGACATAAACGCCACTCTTTTTCGTTTAACAAAACATTTAAATCCAAGGTTCACCACCCCAAGGCTGCCAACCCGCATAATCATACATAACCATAAACGCCTTAGCGTTTATAATCGGGTCCCATAAATCAGCACAAGTTTTCAAAACCTTCTTTTCCTGCAACCAACCCAACTTAGAATACTTTGATGGCTGACACCAATATCCGTTGATTTGAAACAACCCGTAAGAACCACCATTAGGGTCCTTAGGATTGAAAGCCAGTTGTCTGCACCGTGATTCACGGTGCATAATGTAATCAACCTGCAACATCATTTTACGGTCCTCGGAAACAAACCGAATAATATTTTCACGATTCTCACACATCAAATCCATCGGCTTCTTAGCCTGGACAACTGTACCACCTAATAAAGAATAACACAAAATAGCGACTATCAAAAGTTTCTTCATATAACTCTATTCCAGACAACATCAGTTGTCCATAGACAATATATTACTTAGTTTGCAACCATGCTGTTACTGCTTCAGGAATATTATCCCCAGCAACATAACGAATATGCCAAGGTTCATCGGGTACAACTTCCCAAGACCAACCAAATTTAGCAACATTATTAAACATCCAATCCAAACGCTTACCATTAGAACCTGCAACATCAACAGCAACACCCAACATATGTTTAGAACATGTTTTAGCATCATCGTTCGGTGCAGCCAAAGGCGCATTTTTAGGTTTCAAATAATACTTAACACCATTATAGGTCCGTGTAGACGCATTAGCAATTTCATCTATCTGGTAGCGTTGCATAAACCCAGCCTTTTGCTGGGCTATACTGCGGAACATGTCCCCGACACTGGTCGGAGCCAAATCTATACCATCCAGTTTTGCTGCAGCCTGCATCGCATCCCAAGCGTCAGCAGCACACAACTCTAGGGAGCCACCACCGTGCGCTTTGCGCAACATGGCAGGGGTCACATCACTAGGTTTCTTGCCCTTGAGGTGTTTGCAGGGTTTGAATGGTGTTATAAACAGTTTCAAAACTACTTTTTCTTTTTACCTTTAAGATATTTGGCGGCTTGACCTTGCATATCTTTTTCAGCAATATACTGCAATTTATAATCAGAAGGCATACCCATCTTCTCTAGGACGGCATTAGCCTTACGCTTGGATTCGTTGTCACCATTCCAAATATTACCAAAATCTATAGGTGACTTCCTCTTAACCATTATTTGGCAGCCTTCTTCTTAGCAGCCTTCTTCACAGTCAACGGCTTCCCCTGAGAAGTCTTAGAGCCAATAAACGATGCAACAGTCGGGTCACCAATCTTGGTAGATGCCCATGACAGTCCTGCAGCCACTAACGGCATAGCCATAGCAGTCAAAGCGGCATCAACATTATATTTCACACACAAATAGACCACAATACCCAAAACACCGCCTTTAGCGGTTTGGTCAACTGACTGATTACGATTATTCATTTTTATCTCCTAGGAGTACGCCAAGCATGTGAACCATGATGGCTACCAATGTTATCTGTATACCCAAACTCCTAGTTGAACCAGACAAAGTAATCAGAACCATACCAGTTCCAGCCAATGTCCAAGTCAAAGCATGAATTTCAGATATAATTTTCT